CAGTTATATCTTTAGGAGTGCCCCAGATCCAGCGCGTACCGTTGTTCTCTTCATGGATCATAATAAATCCGCAGCAACAATCTTGCATAGCTTGTACCGCCTCTCTGGTATCTTGAGAGTGACATGGAAAAATGCCTACCATAGTTTGGGTAACCACTGTGTTACAGTTGGCTCTTTCTCCAGTCTCTGTGAAGGTCGCAGTTTCTTGGTAAGGTTCGAACTCATAAAATTTTGTAAGACCGTCCATAGTGATCGCATCAACTACTCCAGATGTGATATTTAAGTTTAATACATCCTCTTTTGATGCAACCCAGAAACGAGAGACACCACCACTACAGCTCTGAGCACAATTGATGCTCAATCCAGTTGTTAAACAGCTCATATATATACTTTTTTATTTGTGAAAAAATTAATACGCAACTGTGATCAAATCTGAATGCTTGTAGTTGAAACCTAAATAGAATTTAGATTTTACTTTCAGTTTCTCATCCTCTTCATCATGCCATGCGAGAGCTTGATTGATAGGATTTGCAATGTCGGTAGCAAGAACCATGTTAGTTCTTTCTGTGTACATTACAAAATTAGCATTCGAAATTCCGAGATAGCTGGTCGCGTATTGTTCCCAGTCATACATAGGCTTAACTTCAATACCGTTGAATGTCAATCTCTGCGCACCATTTGTCAATAGTGTCAAGTGAGCCGCAGATGATACTCCATTGTTTTGAAGATCTTGAAGGTATTGACGGTAAACATTCGCAGAAACAAAGAATACTTTCTGAGCCTCTGGAACTGCTGACAATACATTGCTTGAATTTTCCCATACCGCTGTCAATAGATCGATACCGTCACCAGCTGACAAAGGTGTGCCGCTCTGAGAATTGATATAAGGAACCAAATTACCAGCTACAAGCTCTGGAATATAAACAGACCACATACCGTCGGTCAAATTTACAGCATCGTCTCCAGAGGCCTTGTTGCCAAAAAACGCAAGTTTGATCATTTGTTTTCTCAGAGCTTGCTGCATTCTTGTCATTAAGATCTGCATGAAAACGGTTCCTTCGAGATTAGAACTGTTTACACCAGCTTTCAATTTCTGCTTATAAACAGTACCGATAAATTCATCATAGCACAATTCAAGATTTACTTTGATCTCATCAGTTTCTACGCAACGCTCAAAGAGACCCAGAGAACCTTTTGGAGTCCAGCCGCAACCATTCGCAAGCTGCATGATGTCTTCCATAGCACCCACGTACCCAATTTGTTGCTTGTTATTGACCAGCACAAGTGTCTCAAAAATTTCGTCGATCTCAGCATCAAAGAATACTGGTTTAAAAAGCATCTCTTGTGCTTGAGTTCCAACGAGGCCAATACGGAACTGACCTGCTTCAAATTTAGCCATATTTTTATTTTTTGTTTTTGATTAGATAATTATACTAAAGTCCAAGTTACATTTAATGTAATTGTACCACCGTCACTTACAAAGTCGATTGATCCAGATTGTACCCCAGCTCCGAGTGTTCCGTCTGCTACCGCACTAAGAACATACTTTTGGTTAGGATAAATAACACCAGCGAACTGCGGTAATGTAGCACTCACAATATCAGCATTAGCCGTTGCGCTTGCTACTGTTAGAACTGTAGAACCAGTATTATGGAGTTCCACTTGGAATGGTATGTTTGTGCCGTCTGGGAATGATCCAAGATCAATTGCTGTAATTGATACAGTTCCGTCTACTTCATAAAGAGCAAGAACTGGGAGCTTCATAGATACTGTATCCAAAACTAATTCAGAGCCGTCCCAGCTCAAGTTGTACACAACTTTACAGCCGCATGACAACAAATTGCCTTCTCCAGTCTCCATGATTATTGTTACCGTCCAGTTCGAGCCTAAAAGACTTGTTGCATCAACTTCTACATTTGGATCAATTCCAGTACCAACGGTAGTAACAAAATTACCTTTTCCGTCAGTTATCTGCATTTTGATATACTTAAAATCATAAGTGTTTGTAGGGTTACCAAGTTTAAGATCTGCTACTTTTGTCACTTGATCATAGCTTAATACACCTACAAGCTCCAGAGTACAAGCTCCGCACTCTTCAATTTTTAGGATCTCAGCATTTGCTGCGTTTGCCAAAGGATTAGTTCTTGAGAAAAAATACTCCTCACTGTTACCTTCTTGAAAGAAGTTTTCTTTATTGAATGCCATTTGTATTAATTTTTATTGATTAGTGAATTTATGAAATTTGAAGCTTGCAAAATCTGATCTTGAGTAAAACCAATTTTATCAGTTTGACTCTCATTTTTCGGATCTGCTTTGTAAGCTATTTTTGAAGCAATGTTTGCCTCAATCTCTTCAAGTTCTTTTTGCTTTTGTTCCACTTTCTTTTGCAACTCAGCAAGATTATTTTCCAGATCCTCTTTTTTGGGATCATTGTTTTGCTCTGGGGTTGCTTCTACTTGAGGCTCCTCTTCAATTGGATCCGTTACCGTTGGTTCCTCTTCAACTGTAATCTCTGCTTTCAGTCCAAGCCATGTAGCGACTTGCTGTAAAATAGTTTTTTTCTCAGATTGCATATTCTTTATCTGTTTTGGAATGTTTTTAAAATTAGCTTCTGCCCTTACATAGGCATAACTATCTTGATATAATTGAGTGAATTGCGTATCCTCTTCAATGACTTTGTCTATAAAACCATACTCGAGTGCCTCGTCTGCTGTTAGCCATGTCTCATCTTGCATCATCTGCTTAACTTTGATCAATGTCTTTTCCTTTGATCCGTCTACCAGCTTCTCTTTACTCTCGATCTGAGCAACATATATCTGAGCCATTTGCTCATCTATTTTCTTGAGTAGCTCTACGGTTCTTTCCATTTCAGACGCATTACCCTCTGAGCCGCCCCAAGAATTATGCATCATAAAGAATGAATTTTTTGTCATGATCTTTTCATTACAAGATAGCATGACAATTGTTGCCGCAGAGGCCACTATTCCAAGTCCCTTCGCAGTTGTTTTACCCGAATATTGAGATAAAATTGCGGCCATTGCAAGCCCCTCGAATACAGATCCACCAGAGGATGAGATATTGACGGTAACATCTTGCCCTCCAGCCAGTCTGAGAGCCTCTGTTACAGCGTCTTTGCTTTGTCCCTTATTGTCACCTATGACTCCGAAAATATTTAATTCTACGGCCATTTTACGATATTAGATTGCTAAATATATACCCCTTTGAGATCTGAATGATACATGATCTTAATTTGTCACAAATATATACAGCGGTTTACTCACATTGTAACGATATTTTAAAAACAAAAAAAAGCCTCTCGATCTGAGAGGCCTATACGGTTCCACGTGGAATAATTTTTTAACTAACACTTAGTGTAATTTATTTTTTTTACGTTCCACGTGGAACATTAAATGCTTTAAAAAGGTAGCTCATCTACATAGTCCAGTAGTTTATCTTGAAGCTCCCGATCAATTATATGCTGCGGTGCTCCTATTATTTTTTGTAGCTCTTCCATACTTTTTTCGGATCCATTACATTTTAACTCATTGATTATATACGGTGTGCTTTTGTCTATGAATTTTTGATCTGGATGCTTATAAAATATTGCTTTTGCTTCAATTATAAACTCTCTCATATTATAAAACAATACAAATCTTAAATCTGAATTATACATCAAAGGTTCTACAAGCTTCGCTCTCGGTTTATAAAAACTTATGCTTTTGACTGGAGGCTTATACTCAACTAATGCTCTTTTTACGGCCGATTTTTCATGAGTTAATTCTATGACTTTTACAAAACATTGCTCAATCAGTTCTCCAGTTCTCGGATCATAATACATACAAAACTTATACATGATATTGATTTTTAAGGTTAAAAAAATTACAGATCTGAATTATCCAAAAATGAATAATACTCTTTATTCCAGCCTATGATTACATGATCTAAACATCTTAAATTTAAAATATTGCCGCCCTCTTTCAATCTACTGGTAAGCTCTCGATCCTCTCTGGACGGATTTATATTGCCGCTGGGGTGATTGTGTGCTAAAATATAGCCGCTTGCCCCAGAGATCAAAAGACGCTTAAACAATATTCGAGGATCCACAATTGTTGCCGTTAGGCCGCCCTCACTTATTTTGATTACGTCAATTACAGAGTTATTGTTACTCATAGCTAATACATAAAACTTTTCATGATCCAAGTTCATGAGATACGGATACAAAATTTCAGCCGCGTCGCTGCTGGATCTGATTGTCTTAACTTCTGCCGTTGGATACATGATTGTCTTTGCCGCCTTGAGCTTCTGAGCCGCGTTTTTACCAGCTATATACTCCAGATCAGAGTCAGAGGCCGTCAATACATTTATGCCGCTTTTAAGGATCTTAGATGCGGCCGATTTTCCTACTATCAATTCTAACATAACATACGGTTTTAAAATTTTAAAAAATAGGGGGATACATAATACCCCCCAGTCATTGATCATATTTTAATAATACCAGCTTCTATACTTCGGTCTGCCGTCCCACTTCGAAAAATAATAAAAGGACTCTGGATTACAAATCATTGCGCTACCGTCGGAATTTGCTTTCACTTTGAGCCTAAATGGTTGCGATCCTTCTACAAATGTTGTGCTGGGAACCACTTCGTCTGCCATTCCATGAGAATACTCAGATCCTTCTACAGTTTCCAAATATAACTCTTGCACCTTAATAAAATGATCAGTCATTTCGAGAACCTTATAATACTGAATATTGGTTTGCTCATAGCCCCAAGAGTTATATACAATATCTCCTACCTCAAAGTGATCATTGATATTGAAGCTTCTCTGCGCCTCTGCTCTTTTTTGTTTTGCCGCGATCTTGCTTTGGTGGTTATTCCAAACTTGCAACACCCAGTCAATAATTGTTTTCTCCATTGACTCTACGGATTTATACCTAACATAATAGATAGGTTTTCTTGCTTTGCCCAGAAAAAACATTGCTGTCATTGATTCTGCGTCCCAGAATACCTCTGTCTTAACAGTTGTATCTACGTTGGTTTCGGTCATGTTAGCTGGGATCCAGCGATCCTCATTGATAATACTCTTCATACGGTTAAAAATTTAAAATGTTAATCAATTATTGTTACTTGCTTTTCTAAAAGAAAAATATCAAAAGTGATATTGAATCTTGTGTTAGCTTTTTTGGCCGCCTCACAATAAGGCTTTAAAAAAACTCTGTTTCTGTTTGGCTGGATTGAGGTCACAATCCAAATTTCATTGTCTGCCATGAATTTTACTAATGATCCGATTCTTAAAGTTTCCATACTGATAATTTTTGATTGTTTTAAATTTCCTTTCGTTCTTTGTTGTCACAAATCTATGACAATTATTTCATACAAAAAAACTTTTTGAGACTTTTTTTTAAAATTTTTTAATTTTTTTTTGTCTGGATCTCTGTAGGCTTGAAAAAATCCAGTTTCATAGGGAAAAAATACGCGTAGTGGTTCGACAAAATATTATAAATTGCCGTCGGTTCCAGAGGTAATATCTTACTCAGCTCATTGACTGCTCGATCTTTCTTTTCAAATCGCTCAATATACTCTGGATACAATTTTATGATTACGTATCGATTGATTATAGACTGTCTTATAATGTTGTGCATGACAAAATAAGAAACAATATGTTCAATGTTCTGCACTTCTCCGATCGACTCCTCAAGTTCTTTTGAGGCCAATACGCAAAATAGTTTCTGAGAGTTCTTTACTCGATCTCTGGTTAAATTGATTACCATTCTTGAAAGTTATTTTTGAAATACATTATTACTTTCCCCCTACAAGCGATACATCCTAAATCCTTTTTGATCATTGGTTCTACTTTCTCTCCTCTTCTAAGTACTTTGATATACCTATAATAAAAGTAGAATAGCCTTTCCAGATCCTCTCTGGGCATCAATAATACCGTATTGTTCTTAATCATTATCTGTTTAGCCTCTGATCGGTATTGTTCTGGTATTTCTCTTATATACATATCTAAAATTCTGCAGTTGTTCTAATTTGTTTTCTTTCTTGACGTGCTTTGTCTACTGAGTCCTCTGTATCGGCCGTATAGACAACTTGGATTCGATCAATTCTGCTCTGAGTCTCAATGATCATTTTTTGCATCATATTGAAACTACTTTTCTCATCATTTAATGCAGATATTTGATCATTAACAAATGCCGTAGGAGCCCCCACTAAGCCACCAGAGGCAAAGTTTGGTATTTGAGCGGCCTTTAATGTTTGGTATCCAATTCTACGCTGTTGGTTCTCATTTAATACGACCTCTCCAGTCTTCAAAGTAGCCAGCACATTGTCTCCATTCGAGAGCGGCTTAATGTTGCCTCTACTGGTCACTCTACCCCCAGAGGCAAAGGTAACAATTTCTTGTCCCTTTCCAACTACCCCACCTTTGGCCAAAGGCTGCGCTGCGATCAAAGCAGTTTGCGTAGCTCCGAGTGTTCCAGCTATAAGTGCCGCAACAACATTTGGAGCTGGGAACGTCCCCAAAGCAGACGTTACGGCCAAAGCAGTGTTTATGATCGACTGTAAAATAGCTTGTGCTTTTTGTTGTTTTGCTGCTTTTTTGGCAAGCTCTTCTTTGGCTTTCTCCAAAGCTTCTGCATTAGCTACCTCTCTTTCGAGTTGTTGTTCAAAATATAACCTACGTAATCCGCTACTATTATCAATCTCTTCTTGAAGGTTTTGTTGCCTTTCTGCGGATCTTTCCAGAGCCTCTTCAAGTTGAGCCTCTTGCCGCATATTTATTGTCTCTAATGCTTGAAAGAATAAATCAGAGATCTCTTTAATCTGGTTAATTACATCTGTTACGGACTTCAATCTTGCCTTCAACTGATCGTCCGAGTTTTTGATTACGTCGCTTGTTTGTTTCTCTTCAATCTCTGAGAGTTCCGTATAAAGTTTTTGTCTGGCTAAAAGGATCGCATCATATTCCTCTTGCTTGTATCCTACTTTTAAGTTCCCCTCTTCATCCACAATTTGCGCCTCTGCATCATTCAATGACATTATCTTGTTAAGGATCTCTTGCTCTCTCATAAGCTCTTCTTGCTTAGCGGCCGCGTCAATGATCGCAAGCCTTTTTGTGGCATCCTTTTCTTGAGCAAGAAGCTTATTTGTGGCCTCTCTGTTTTTGAGTAGCTTCATTTCAGATTTCATCTCAATGTAGTCTTGCTCCTCTTCAAGTATATCTCTTCTAAAATCTCTTAATTTTTCTGCAGCTTCTATGGCTTTATCCAGATCTTCTTGCCTAAATTCAGAGTTTAGCTTATCAGTTTCGGTATTGGTTCTTTTTGTGATCTCAATTTTTATAGCAGATATTTCTGCGGCCACTTTGGTCTCCTCTTCTTTTGCTCGATCCAATGCAGCTTTGTTTTCAGCTTCTATCTTTTTAGCTTTTTCAGAGTTTGCACCATATAAGGCACGAGCCTCTTCTGCTTGTTTTTCAGCTTCTGCAGCTCTTTTCTTATTATCCTCTTGAAACTTTTTGAATTGCTCATCTAATGCCAAAGCTTCTTTTTCTGCACCTCTTTCCACCTCGCGTATTTGTCTCTCTCTGGAATCTTTGATGTTTTTAATTTGCTCATCAATGTATTTAGCTCTGAGATCGGCAATAACTGACAAAGCATTTTTGGTTGCCTCGACTTCTTTCTCCAGAAAACTTATGCGCTCACTTGTTAATTTTTCTACTCTCTCATTGATTTTTCTTTGATATTCTTGTGCAGCCTCTTCTGCTTTTCTTTTGGCCTCTTCAATTTTAGCTTGCTCTTCAAATTCAAGTCTTTGCTTTTCCATTTTATCTGCAATAGCTTTTTCTTCAAGATCCATTTTAGCTTTCATTTCGGCCTCTGCTCTTTTCTGCGCCTCTGTTTGATCATCTATTGCTGCTGTACTCTCATCTGTGACCGCTGTATAAGCAGCAATGGCTGTCCCAGCCGCTATTATACCAGTCAATGCAAGTCCCAAAGGATTCGATCTAACAGCATTATTGAATGCTTGTTGAGCCGCCTTAGCAACATTGATTACCGTAGTATAAACCCCCAGAGCCGCTGAGTAAGCTCCTTGCGCTATGGCCGCGAACGCTGCCGCTATTCTTGCCGCATTCATGGCTATTGTGAAGACTCCTATGGCCACCGATACTGCAGCTATAACTGGAGCCCAGCGTGTCATGGTCTGGTATATTGATGTAGTCAGTTGAATTAAGAATGTTATCGGAGAAAGAAGGAACTGTATTGCCGATGCTAAAAGATCTAACAAACTGGTAGTCCTACCAGCTGGAGCGAAAACAGAAACTAAAGCATTTATAAAACCAAATACCGCCTTTCCCAGATTATAAAATGCAGTTCCTATTGGTTTAAAAGCTTCGTATAAGGCTAACAATACATTGATCAATGCTGATCCAGCAGCGTTTTTAAATTCCTTAAAAGAGCTTACCAGTTCCTTTGATCTTTTGGCCGTATCGATCTGAGACGCGGCAAGAGTTTTGTTCGACTCAAGTAGTTTTCTATTGTTTACAGATAGTTCTGAGACACTATCCCCAGCCTCAACAAATGCAGACGGCATCTCTTTGATCTTTTGTAAATAATCGTCTGCGTTCCCTCTCCCTTCAACTAATGCACCCTCCAGTTTTGTAATGGCCTCTTCAAATCCAATTCCAAGTTGTTTGCTTAATGCTTTGGCCGCCTCTGATATTGTCTTTGCATCGGTTCCAAAGGTTTCGGCCAGAGCCGTAGTTTGTGCTGATACTCGATCCAGACTTTCTCCATAAAGTCCCGAAAATTCCATTACGGTATTTCTGGTCTCAATGACTTTTTTATTAAATTCTTCCAGATTAGTAATAGCTCTATTGATCAAATTAGCAGCTTGAAAGGCCACAAATCCAGCAACAAGGGCAACCCCAAAGGACGTAAGCCGTCCCTCTGAATTTTTAAGGGTGCTTGAAAATGCCTCAAAACCTGGAATTGCTTGGTTTAATGATCGCGTAATTCTCTGGAATGTTTTTGGATAATTACCGACATTGCGCTGGAACTGTCCTACTTGGCCGTCTACCTTCTTTAATGTCTGATCCAGTTGTTGGATCTCTTTTTGCATTTTATCTAATTCTGCGGTCGTTTTTGAGCCGTCCAGAGCCGCATTCTTAAATTCCTTTCTGAGCTTGTTTAGTTCCGCACTTGCCTTATCATAGGCTCCGATCGCTTTCTCTGGAAGGAATGACTTGTTTACATCATCTTGCGCTTTTCTCAAAGCCTTTTGTTGTGCAGTCATTTTACCCAAAGTCTGAGAGAGTTCCTCAAATTGTTTTTGCCCAGCTTCGGTACTCAAGTCAAGATCATTCATTGCCTTTTTGGTATCCTTAATACCTTCGTTCAATTGATTGATTGATTGGATGCCGTCGATCTCAATCGTGAAACCTACTATTGTGTTTGCCATATCTTATAGTGCTACTTTTGATTGTGTTTGCGTATTTTGGATCCGATCTTCTGCATTGACCTCTTTATAGTCATGAAGTAAAAAAGTCTTTGTGCTGGCGTTTTTTGAGACATTGAACGCGTTAATTTCTTGCAAGATAAATGTATCAGAGTTTATGATCAATTTGTTTCTGAATGTCAAATTCTGCAACATTAGAACGTCCCAGAGCATAAAAATTTCCAGCTTCTTTCCATTTTCAAGTCTTACCAGCTCTGATAAATAAAATCTTTTCATGAGTCCAGAGATCGTAAACTGATTTACGGACTCATCTGAGAAGCTCAAAGATGTTTGATACCCCTCTGTATCGTTATAGTCCACCATATAAGCCATTGGCGTTTGCTGGATCGAGAGGCCACCACTCAATCTTACATTTATAAGACCATTGAATGCAGAGTTTAGTCTCTCAGTTATTAAAATTCTTGGTAAGACATCTATTACTTTTTCTGTACTTGAGGAAACTTCGAGATAATTCTCTGCCCAAATTATGGGTATAATAGGTTCCTTTACGCTTCCAGTAGCAATGATCTCTTTGTCAATGATCGTTACCGTTGGTGCGAAAAAAGGATTTTCAATGACTGCCTCATCATTACCAAATCTATCAGTTTTGAAATTATATTTTGCATTTAAAAGGCCTATGCTTTGGTTCTCATTCATAGCCTCTACAGTAGGATCGCTACTGTCTGGCTTCCATGTCAAAGTTATTGCGCTGTCTTGTTTTGTATCAGAGACTAATTCGCCCCCTTTGATCAAATCTACGTATTCTGTTTTCTCCTCTGTATTGACATAAAATCCGTCTTTGAAGACTCTTGTATTTGGATACCGATCTTCTAAAAGATACTTGTCTGCAGGTTCAATTGATACAATTTTTTGGCCTTCATTGGTTTCGAATACAAGATTAAAAGCATGTGCTAATCCTCTGATAAAATCGAGAGCAGACCAGCGTTTATTTATTAGGTATTTAAAGTCCAAATTGATGTTATCAATGATCTCTGCTTCTCCAGTAACAGACATGCTTATATTGAAATAAGTTGAAGGATCCGTACAAGCGGCAGAAAGTTTTAATCCTATAAATTCTCCAGCATTCAAAAATATTACATCGCTCTCAATTGTCAATAAATAATTACCAGAGCTACCAAACGGCAAGAAAAAATATGTGGCTCCAACTATGACTGGGAAACTACCGTTCTGCACAAGGCCACCTTCAGCTTGCCAAACCCCAGCGGTAGACACTACTTCAATTGTGAAATTGAACAAATAAAATCCAGTAACTGGTGCTGTATAAAATCCAGTCATATTGTCATAAGGATTTGCGCCCACCGTTGGAGCGACTGTTTGCGTAGTAAATACAACTGGCCAGTAGTTCCCATTCGGATCAATGATTGTATCCTTTACCTCGACGTTCAAATATTCTACGGCATATTGCGGATCATTGATTCGGTCTCCTATTGGTATCGGCATGACTAATTTTGAGAACCAATCTGATCTTATAAAATCTGAATTTACTGTATATCCTATTGAGTTAAAAATTCGGTCTAATACATGTACGATAAATAGTGCTGGGGTGGATTCAAGAGTATCAACTTCTCCGAATACATTCCAGTTTTTCCACTTAATTAAAATATACTTAAAATAGTCATTGAGATAAGTATAGTCCCAGTAAACAAGGATCTGATCTCTCTCATAAAGATGCGTCCCAAATCCAAGTTGATACAAAAATGTATTTTTTAACCTAATCGCCCAGTCTGAATTGTTACCGTAGAACGCGACCTTATAAGTCTTGCCGCCCCAGCCGTAAAGATCTGGTCTCAAAGTGACACTTTGTAGTTGACACTTGCCTATGAAAAATGGCTGACCGTCTACTTCGATACTCGCGTCCATGAATGACTGGGCTACAATTGTTATACCGCCAACTTCATAAAACATATTAAAAATATCGCTATTCTGCTTTGTGGCTGGAAGTTCGAATGCGTATTCAGATCGACTCCCAGTATTTATTGTGAGGCCTTCTCTGCTTCTTAGTGAATATGTCAAAGGCAGACTTAGTCCTTGAGGGGGTAGGTCTGCCAATTTTCCGTCGATTATAACTCTTATGTCTGCCATATTTAATTTTGTTGCACGCTTATATTGTTAGACTCTACAAAACTTATTGTAACACTTAGAAGCTCATCATTTTCTGAAATTGTAATGTCGCTATCTGTTATAACTACGGCAATCAATCCGTCGCTGGTCTCCATGTAAACTTCTGGGCTACTTAAAAGCTCTGAGATCCAAGAACCTTCTGCGGTCGTATAAAATTCACTTTCAGCTTCGTATTGGATCGATACATCTTGAGCAATCTTAAATAGGCCACGATCATAACTCGATGCCGCTGGTAGAGTATAGTTCCATGTTTGAGGCTTCTGTGCTAATTCGCTTTTGATCTTTTGGGTTACTGTTTTTTTGCTTCTAAATGTGTAAGCATCCGCACCTCCTAATCTGTTTAGCCAATGGAGCCTTACCGATCTTTCATTGCAACAGCTTATTAGTTTATAAGTCCTAATCTCTGAGAAAGGGAAAAAAGACCACACACTACCCAATAAAAAAGACTGGCCTACTTGTATCTCATAGACTGATATGTTTGGATCTAATACGTTTACTGATCCGTCAAAATAACTCTGAGTAGCCAAGTTTGTCAATCCAGTTCCGATCGTAGTCGGTACAAAATCTGAGTTCGGAGTGACTGTAAACAATCCAGTATCGATTACAGATCCAGAGCTATCTTTTGTCGTGACCTTTACCGTCGTTGCCGTATATCCTATAAATGTTAAGTAAGCGTTTTCAGTTTGACATATCTCATAAATTATTGGTGCATTAGTCAAGAAAGGAGAACCACCCCCAAATATTTGTATATATAGATCCATGCCCATGAATTGCCAATTCCTTGTTTGTCTGGTTCCAGCGATTGCTGGGTAATCAGTTGGAATGATCTCAGTTGAACCGAACTGCGTTAAAAGTCCAGTAGTCGGATCATTGTAAAAATATGATATGATCAGAGCCACTTTGGTATGAATATCAGTATTTGATACGTTCAATGGCTGATCCAGCGTGTCTGGGAATACAGACGTTTTGGCATTGCTCTTCGGAGCTGAATATGTTTGTAGGACTTTGGATACGTCGAACTCAAAATAATAGGTAGTTCCTATGCTATAAATAGGACTTTTCGATATGCTTGTAACTCCTAAAAAATCAATGACTATTGAGGCTTGTGCTAATACCAGAGGCGCGGCACTTGTCATTGAGACCACAAATCTGTTTGGCCTATATTGCGAATTTAAAGCAAAGAAAGGTGCTGTGACTAATGGCATTAGTTATTTTTTTTAAAATAGTTGCTTAATTCTGGATCCATATCTGTCTGCTCTTCAAAGTCACTATTAAAACCTTCGTATGTTTTTGAGGCCTTCAATTGAGCTTTGATTGAGACTCTTGCAAAGGCTAACTTTTGAGAGTAGTCTGCTGTCTCATACTTTCCATCATGAATTTTAGGATACATTATTACGTTATATTGCTTTTCATAGTTGGAACTCCAATATGCAAAAACATTATAAACCACTAAGGTATCTGCTCCAGTTTCTTTTAAGTTGTTATTGAGCGTTTGTGCTAATTTTGTAGCTTGTTCAATTGTCATATTTGTACGTATTTAATTTTTAATGAATCGCTCCCTTTCTTTTGGATTTCAGCAAATGGCTCTACAAAAATAATTCTTATAAGCTCTGAGAATGCATCGTCGATCAATTGAGTAACTTCTTTCTTTGAATTTTCAATGCCTTCATTGACCGCCCCAGTCTTACCGTCCAGCGGCATCCCATACTTTTTATGTTTGTTAGCGATCGCAAAAGCTATCTGGAGAGCCGTCTTATCATTTACCGAAAACCTTAATTTTGCATAGGCCTTCAATCCGTCAATATATTTGCTCCCTTTGGCACCGCTCCCTCTGGAATAGGGTATTCGATCTGGCGTTACTCCATAGTTTAAGATCATTCCATATTCGAGTAGACTAAATTCAATCTTTGTTGAATCAAATGTGCTGGTAACATTGTAATCAATTGAATTGATCAGAGCCCCAGTCAAAGATCTGCCTTGAATCCTAAAAGCTTCTTTGACCGCATCCTTTACAACTTCTCCAATATCTCTTCCAAGTTGTTCGTATATGTTTTGAGCGTCTGCCATTTTATTCCTTTTCGAGATCCGTTGTTGCTGGGGGTAGAAGATTAAATGGAGCGGCCAAACTAAGTATATCAGAGCTTATAGTTGGGCATTCCCAGACGTACCATATACTAAACTGAATATCTAACAGCACCAAGTTTTCGTTGTGAGCGTCACTAAGGTAGTCAATTGTTATCGGGTTTTGGATCCCAGTCTGCATATGATATTGAGGTAGCCTTGAGATCCTATTATATTCGCTCAATATTGTTACCGCAAGAGCCTCCAGATCGCTCTGTGCTTCGAGTATTGTCTCATTGACATATTGAGAGTCATTCCCATAATATTGTTGCTTAGAAACGATCATTCTGCACTTAACTGATCCTTTGACGCTTTTCTCTTTTATCTCTACCGTAGAGATTGGATACATCAGTTGAACGGCTGGGTACTTTCTACCGATCTCATTTGCCCCAGTCCAGTTGTTTTGAATATTCGCATTGATATCTGAATACCAGCCGTAATGAAAAAAACCTATCCTATCTGGAGAACTTGCGTTGATGCCCAGACAAATCTGATTGAATAGGTTAACTACTTGTAATATATTCATATTCTTTCATGGAATTTTGCGGCCGTCCAGCCAAGAAAAAAAATAATCACTGCGCTCAATGCTTTGATCCAGACATGACCTACAATTATTGTAATTGTTAGCGCGGCCGTTCCAAAGATACTGCATAAAATTATTATTGAGCTTAATAATGTATTAGGTCTTATCCTCACTTTTGTACGATTTTTTAATTTTCTCATTTTTTTGTATCATATAATTTTTTCTGAAAGTCTGATTGAGCCTTACAAGCTGAAAGATAGGTAAAGGCCTCATATAGATCCGCTTGTTCTGCACTTTGTAGAGGTGTCAAGTCTGGACGGTTAAAGATACCACTTTCGGCAATATTTTTCAATGTGAGGTACCAGCCATAATTTGCATTTAGTTGTTCGACTCCAGCCTTAATCTCGTCAAATCCTGCGCTGCCGTATAGGCCGTTAAACTTAGTATAGATATTTCGCTTCGTTTCAGCAAAAAAAAACCTACCTTAAAACAGTTTTCGAGGCTCCAGTTATTGAATATCTCTTCTCTTTTGAGCAATTTATCTGAATACATTTCGCCCTCTTTCCTTACTAACACGCACATGATCTTTGGTAAGGCTAATAGGTTGCCATTCTCCAGATCTTGTAAGTTAGCTTCAAACTGAGAGGCCTCTGCGTATTCAATCAGTTTGGACTTCTCCATGAATCTTTGCGGTAGATACCAAAGCTCATTATCGACATGTAAAATTGGGGTATATTCGGGTTCCTCTGGATCAATTAAAATCTGCACGATCAGATTATAAAGATGTTGCAAGTTTCCTAAATTCATTCCGTCTCCATGTTTTTTGCCACCTAAGATTTCTTGCTCTGTTATACCTTTAGCGAAGTGAGCGACCACTCTCGCATAGAAAGGATATATTTTTCTGTACATGATTACATCAGTCAAACTCGAAACCAAACTATCATACGTAGCTTTGTCCTTCTCATCCAATGATCTTTGGTATTGAATGGATGCATCCTCAAGATCTTTCAGCTCCTTTGGCTTTGTATTGTCTACAAAACTTAGGTAGTCGATATACTCTTTTAAGGTTATGTCTGCGAGTGAAGAGGGGTAGGCGAAACTACCCCCAGTCGATTTGATGAATTTATACATTTTGTTTACCTTTACCTTTACCTTTTTTCATTCCGTCATACGTATCTCCCTCTGAGATCGCCAATAAATTTGTAGGATAGTCATGCTCATCCTCTTCTTGCTCTTCTCTCAGTTTGGCCGCTTCGAGTAATGAAAGAGGCTTAAGTAAAGATCTTTGCTTTTGGCTTTCCTCTTTGACCTCTTTGTTAAATCTTGATACTCTTTTATCTGGAGCCGTTCCTAAGCTTCGTAGGTACAAAGCTGTTTGATTAAATAAACTTTTGGTTGCAAAGTCCTTGTTATATTCATTCAGAATAGCAAGCCATTTTGCTCCGATCTCTTTTTGATCATTTGTCATAATTGAAAAATTTTAATATTTAAAAATAAATTATCCGTAAGCTAATATGTTACCTTTTTGGCCTTTTTTCAAAACTCCGATCGCCCAATATCTGCAAGCGTCCCAAGCGTGGTTGAAGGCATCGATTGGTATTGGCAACTTCCTTCCGTCTCTCATTTCTTTCCACTTATAATTCTGCCCTTCTTTGATCCAGTTAATGCTGTCTCTGGTAAGGTTTATTTTTCCGTATTGTTTAATTAGATTGATTGAGAAAGGGATACTGTCAGCCCCTTTTTCTGCTGGGAGTATATTCCAGCCATACATTTTCAGTTCTTGAATTGTTTTTGGATCCGCACTGTCTGCGAATATCTGATCTGACTTTCTGACTCCTACCTCTTTCAACATTGCGTTTATGTCTCTATTGGTCATACCAGTTTGGTATATCAGTTCCTTTCCGTATATCATTCCGTCCGACATTCCACAAAGCACCAACGTAGTCGGATCATTTGTGAAACCAAAGTCCATGCCGTAGGCTCTTTTGTCAAGGATCGCTGGGAGATCATCTACTATTCTGTAGTCGAATACCGTCCCTTCTATCTTTCCAGTTTGCCCCAGACCGTAAACTCTCCATAGTTGAGGATCCGTCTTTTTGAGCCTCAATATGCCCTCTACGATGTTTGGAGAAACGAATGAATTATGCTCAAAGTTCGATATAAAAAACGCTGTATTAGGCTGTCCTACGACCCTATCATGCACCCAAAATTCTTGGTTTGGATTATAGTCTATGAATACTTTATGATCTGTACGCATTTCGAGTTCATGAAAAATGTCATAGTGAATACCGTTTGCTTCATTCACGAATAATACTTGCCGCTTTCCGTTCTTAGCGTCTTGTGCTGTCTGGTATGACGTGAACTCAATGATTGATCCGTTTTTAAAATTGTAAGACTTGCTACCTTTGTTAAAGTCTCCTTCAATTGAAGCTTGTATAAAGGGGGTATCGGCAACTATCTTTTGACTATCTCTGATTGATCCTTTTGCTAAGTTTGGATAATCTTGCCCAACTACCGTAATGATCCAGCGTGGATTCTTAATAGCCAATACAAATAAAACTTGCATTATCGCATATGTCTTTCCAGAGCTTGTACCGCCTTGGTTTACGCATATGATCTTTTTGTTAGGATCAACGTTACGATACTTTTCTGGTTCGGAGTTCCATTGAAACAAGCACGTTGTCTGCATATTTTAAAAAGGTAGGTCTTCATTGTCATGATCCGTATTCTCGCTCTGCTCAATCTTTTTTTCTTTTTGATCATTAGATATGACCTTTACGCTTTTGGCCGTAACAAAGGCATTCTTTTGATCCTTATCGGCAATATAATTCATTTCGCCCTCGACATAAACTATTTGCCCTTTTGCGGCCGTAAGGTTCCACCACGCTATTACTGGATGCCACTCTGTTTTTTCTTGCCATTGACCTTTGGCATCTTTATACGAATTTGAAGTCGCGACACTAAGTGCCGTATATTCCTTTCCATTTTTGGCTTTTAAATTTTTGGCATCCGATCCGAGCCTCCCAATTATTGTTACTCTGTTTAACATGGTTCTTTATTTAATTAAATAATAATTTATTCTTTCTTTCATTCTTTATACACTCCAAAACAGCTAAGCATGCTTATCCATTTGGTAGAAACTTGTTTATCCTTTTGGGAGAAACTGCGAGACCATAAGCGCACCGATCATGTATCCAAATCCGTAGGCCGTCGCTAACATCAGTCTCTCTTTCCAGTTCTTTGCTTCGATCTGCCACGCTATGAAGGGGAGACCTATATACGGCCCTACGAATGCCCAAAACATCATTTGTAATGTTTGCTTTTCAGCGACGGCTGTTATGTAGAACGTGGATGCGATCTCAATGGTTATGGCCGCAAGAACTATTACGATCAGTTTAGTCTGGGTCATACGGTATTGTCTTTGAGCCTTGAACAATATTGATTACAAAGTCTACTGGAGCCGTCTCATCTGCAGCAAGTTCCGTCCTCTGAGTTGGTTTACCGATCGCTCTGTCTAACATCTTTTCTACGATCTCAAAGCCTTTTTTACTCAAGATGTTTGATGCGCATATCCTAAATAACATAGGGCATTCCTTATCATCTACGATCTTTTTCAACTGATCTTGCGGCATTGTTGTGAGGTAGAGATATGTATTTTTGATCTGAGTCGAACTTGGAATTTCATACCCCTCTGTTTTAAACTGATCGAGTATGACTGATACGGTCATTTTTGGCCGTCCTTTTGGGTTACCGCTCTGCCCTTTTTTGAATGGATTGAGATTATCTAACTTATTTGCCATGATTAATTATTTACTATTTATTCTCTGTTTGTTCTCTGATCTGCTCGATTTTATTGATTGCCCAATTTATTCCAGCGTCACCGCCCCATGCGTCCCACATTAAGCCGCCACATCCACTTTCATACGGTACATCTTTGTTTTGTTGGTGCCTTATAAATGCGGCCATTCTTTTAACAGTCTCCAGAGATATTGCCTCTCTTTTGGCTAACTGGTTTGCCCTATTCCAGCCTACTGGGGTTCCGCATCCATTCTTATTATCAGTCTCATCTCGAAACTTCAATGCTCTCTTTGCGTTCTCGGATGCCGCCTTTGGATAGTCGGTATAGGTCTCTGCTCTCAGATTTTTTTGTATAGCTTCACTCTCATATATCATTGAACAAACTGCATATCTTTGTTCTATTTTTGGATACTCCTCTTTCATTGTCTCATTATCCATGCATCGATCAATAAAATCTTCTGCTGTCTCTGATTGTGTTGGCTTAGGTAGTGGCATCTTTTAATTTTTTTTGATATTCGAGTCTGTATTTAATTTGATTTTTTGTCTCCCAAGATTTTGAGTATTCAGCATCTTTGAATAGTTTGGAGAAACCAGTTATGTGCTTAATTTTTACCAGCTCATCTGCTTCCATTCCTAACTGGTTGCAAATATCTGAATCATTCCAGCCATTGTCAAGCATTCCGAATACAATCATTGACATACCTTTGATCGAATGAGAGCCTCTTGCTCTGTTATGTCTTACGGTTGCGGCCATTCGCTCATTAAGATCTTTCTCTATTACAACTACTGGTAACATTCCAAAATTCCGATCATAAATATCTTTATTGTTCTTGCAAGTGAAATACCTATGAAAGCCGTCTACGATTATGTATCTATCTTTGCTTTGATCATAGATCGTGACTACTGGTTGCGTATATCCGTCATGCTTAATCGACTTATAAAGGAGACCCATTTCTACTTTGGCAACGCTGTTTGGGTTATAGTCATTTGGTTGCACTTTCTCGATCGGAACCCACCTCACATAGTCTACTGGTTGCTTTATTGGTGTAAGCTCATGTAAAGCCTTTTTGACGCTTTCAATAAAAGCAATTTTATCTGGAGCCTTTTCCAGCTCTGACTGCAAAATTTCATTGAGATTGATCATATTGTTTTTTTACTTCTTTTTGTAATATCTGCTGCTCTTCTTGAGTCAAGTATTTAACGTATGGGATCATAGCAGATTTATAGACTCCCTTCTTGAATTGTCTATACGCATTGGTCTCTTGCCTTATTTCGAAATTGCTGATTTTTGTCAAGTCCCAGTCTGAGGACAATACGGTATTTATAATGGTTCGGTAGAATGTTTTTTCAATCAATGAATTGTCATACAAGCCGTCGCACTTCTTAATATAGTCATGGATCTTCTGCTTGTTGCTTTCGTTCTCGATCAAATTATCAGTTAAATAATACGCATATTCTTTCCAGCTCTCAAACATATAGGGTAGATCTTTTGGGCATTCATAGGCCATATCTTTAAGATGTTTGATAGTGTTTGCCCCAGAGATCTTGCCTTGTAATCGAGTCCATGTCTCTGGTTCAATATCTTGTACTTGCATGATATGATGTAAGGCCGTCTCATGATGTAGATTAGAAACTCTCATTTGAGGTATCGATGCTCCATATCGGTAAAACTGATCATAGACTCTATTGTAAGTCCATGAATGATCATGTATAGCTTTCCATATATCAGAGTACAACCAGTCGTATATAGGGTAAAATGATATTTGGTTTTTAGATTTGCTTAAGATCTTACCCCAAGTGATCCACTTATAAGTAGCCTTGTGCGTGAGAGACATTAACCTTTTTGGTGCCTCTTCTGCCCTCACTCCAGAGACAAAGCATGAATTATCTGAAAAATCAATTTTTGCAATGGCCGCAAATAAGTCGTGGAATCTCATCGTGCCGTAGTTGTTTTCTTTGATCGAAATTTTTGATTTT